AACTGTATTTACTGAAGCAATGTTTGTAGCTACTAAACCAATATCGGTAGCATCACTAGCTACTGCTGTTACATTAGATGCAATACCTGCAACTGTAGTAACGTCAGAACTAATGCCTGATACTGTTGTAATATTTGGTAAATTTGTAGATATAAATTGTTTGTTAACACCATCAGTATTATTTACTGGGTTTGCTACATTTGTAAGTCTTTTATTTTGTATGTCCCACTGAAAGTTTACATTTGATAATTTAATTACATCACCTGCATCATCAATAGCTTCTTGTGACATAAAGAACGCTTGGTCACTATCTGTATCTAAATCACTCTCTGTAAGGACTGACCCAGAAGCATAGTCTACTAATTTAGTAGTCTGTGACGTTCTTCTTCTAATCTCAATAGCCGCATCTTGAGCAGGTGCAGAGTTAAAAGTAAGGGTAGTTCCTGCACTATTTAAGCTAAAAGCTGTAGTAGCTACTCCTGATAGAGTAACTGTAAGGTCACTTGTGGCTCTATAACTAAAAGGTATAGAATAAGATGTTGTACTGTTATCGCCTGTATAACGTACAAAACTATTTGCCATGTATGATTTTCCTTAATATTTGATTGGGTTTTACTAAAAGTGTAAGTTTAGTTAATTAGTGCTTTTATTATGGATTTTTGGTTTTGAAATTCCTCTTTTAAATATTCATTTTGAAGTTTAAATCTTTCCATAATTTCAGGGTATTCTTTAATCATTCTCTTATAAGCTACCCCTTCTACTTGGTGTATAACGTCAATAATGTATTGAACTTGATAATCTTTACCAATTACCTCACCTGTAGGGTGCAAGTATAACTTACTTGTAGGGGTTGCGATAGCGTACTCAATGTATTCTTGAACAGTAAATTTCTTACCTTGATAATCTTTATTAGTAATTGCTTTACCATTTTTATCTAAAAAGACTTCTGTTTTTAATTCTAACCATCTATCGTATGCTGTTTGATTTTTAGAGTTTCGTAAATTTTTTAAATTAAAGCCACTATATCTATCTATTTTAGCAGGAGGCAGATAATTAAACTCTTTATCTAGTAAGAATTTTGCAGTAGCATTATTTTTAAAATTAGTCATAGCAAAAGGAGAAGAAAATAAACCAGTATCACCACCTAAACCAAACAACCAACCTCTTTTTCTATCAATCGTTTGTCCAAACATATTACGTTTCGGCATAGTAGCGTCTGATGTGTTAGTAGGGTTCATAGTTCCTATTCTATCCATTAATGTCCATAATTCTCTTTCCCACTCATCACCTATTCTGTTTAAATATCTTAAACCACCTGACATAGGTATACCTTTATAAATAAATTGTGCAGCTTGTTGTGCGGCGGCACGTTCAGGACTTCTTGATTTCATAAAGTCATCTGAAGACATAAAGTTAAATAATTCAATAATGTTTTTAGTATAAAATTTAGAAGTAATATTTCTAGTTAACATAGTAATTGCACCTATAGATACTTCTGTTAATTGTTTATCAATACTTGGTGGTAAGTCATCTGTTTCTCTAGCCCAGTTACTATACACGTCCATGACATCAGCCATAATAAACATAGGTGTAAATATTGGGTCTAATCTATTTAATGAAATATATCTTCCATCACTTGTTCTCCATGAGTATGGTTGCCAACCTGTATTGTTAGTTTTTTCTCTATTCTTTCTCCAATCTCTATCACCACCACCTGTAATTTTACCTGCCATTACTAGTCCTAATGCTCCAGTCCACAATAAATAACCCATTTGTATTCTAGCATTAGCCTCTGCCGCCGCCTCTGGGTTTAGGTATCTTGATTTACCAAACACACCTCTAATAGGTGCAGTCATTCTTCCAAGTTTACCTTTACTTAAACCATGTGTTATTTTTTTAAATGTACTAGCACCTGCATCTAAATCTGGTAAATCAGCTTCAGCAAGTAAGTGTCTCATTTGAAATTGGTATCTACCTAGAAAAGGTAAATGTTGAAAATTCCATCTTAATAAGTTTGATGGTGTGTTTATAAAGTGGAGACCAAATACTCTCGTCCATTTAGCTTTACCTGCTGTTTGTGATAATATCCAACCTGTAAGTCCACCTTCAGAATTTCCTGTTAAAGGGTTAACTTGCGAAGCAGGTTGAACATAAGCTAATTCTCTTGAATAATGCAAAGGTGCATTTAATCTATCTTCTACAGTGTTTCCTATTTCTATAGCTCTACCTGTTTTGTTATCTATAAATTCTTTTTGTAATTCTAATGCTCTTTCTTTGTATTTTTTTCTAAACCCATCACCTTTAAGTATAGAAAAGTCAGGAGTTTCATCTATAATTTTACTATTAATTGTCGCCGCCATTCTTGCTTTAAAAGCCATAGATTTAAGAAATTCATCTCCTGCCGCTAAAACTCTCATAGGTAAACTTACAGCACCTCCAACAACTTGTTGTCCTTTTTGAATAACTTTACCTGCCATGCCTAATCTATCAGTGTAAGTTTTACCAAATTCATTAATCCATCTTTGAAGTTGTCCTTGTCTAATGTTGCTGTCGTATTTCATTTGTGCAGAATCTAAAATGGGTCTACCTTGCCAAAAAGATTTACCTGCTCTTTTTAAAGCATGACCTGTGTATGCAAATTGATATACAAATGTATGTAACGCTTCTCGCATTATCTGACCTGCTCTAACTTTATCATGTGGAAGCATATTTGCTCCTCTTAATAACATAGTTGCAGGTTTCCAAACTGTTTGTGTTAGACCAGATACAATGTTTAATATGTGTGTATCAGGGGAAGATAGTAAGTTGTTATTAACGTATTCTGCCGCAATGTCCCAACTATCTGCTTTTTTAATATTTTGCATTGCAGATATAATTTGTTCTCTATCTCCTAGTTGACCTACAGTTCTCCAAAATTCTATTTGTTGTTCTCTAGTGCCTTTCTTTTTAAGAGCCATTGTAGGGTCTTCAGGGTCAACAAGTAATTTTGCGGATTTAGTTCCTACGGCATCTGTTTGAAAAGCATATAAACCTCTTGCAATATTTTCACCACTTGTACTTAAAAGTTTTATTCTTTTAGTTAATTCACTATCGTATTTTGCTATGTCATTTAACATTGCATCAACTTCAACGTCAGATAAATCTACTCTATTTAATTCTGTACTAATAGAACCAATATTATCATAAAGTGTTCTAATCGCATTTTTTTGATACATTACAATTACATACATACGTTTAAAGTCATCAGAGTTAGCCATATTGTTCATTGCTTTTCTCATTTTCTTTTCATCTCCGCCATACTCTAAAACATCTGCTAACATTTGTTCTTTAGTAATAGTTTTCTTTTCTATTTGTTCTGTAACTTCAGCAATTTTATTTTTTACAAATGCTTCAAACCCACCTTGTTTTTGTTTAGTAGCATTGATAGCTAATTTAGGTGGTTTATCGTCTGGTCTAATTTTATCGCCTCTTAATTTTTTAAGATATTCTTTTGTAGTTTTGGGAGGTTTTTCTTGTTTAGGAGCATTGATATCTGCTTTGCTAGATTTGTTTGTGATAGTTAAATCATCAAATAGTTTTGAACCTGTAGTGGTACTTTTACCATAATTGTGAATATCATTTAGATTTTTAACAGAGTTTTTAGCAAGACTTCTATTTGTTAATTTAAAAGCACCTGCTGTAAATCCTGCACCAAAGATAGTACCAAAACCAAAACCTGCGGCAGTTGCTATGCCTGATTGTTTTAGACTAACTTCATCTTGTATACCTGCTTGAACAGCAGTATTTTGTAATAATATATCTTGTCCACCTGCAATACCTGCATTGATATAACCTTCAGTTAATGCACCTTTTTTAATTGCGTTACCTAAAGCTAATTTTTCAGCTTCTTTTGCGGTTTCTCTGATTGTAATTTCTGATATTTCTTTAGCCATCTTATCTTTAAGAGCAACTCTTAAAGCGGCTTTGTAACCTTGTTTTGCCGCTTGACCACCAACACCTAATCCTATTAAGTTAACTGGGTCAGCTAACATAGCACCACCATTGTCAATTAACCATGAACCAAAATTTCTATTTGGGTCATTCCAAAATGAAGGTAATTGTGCATACGTTTGTTGTATGTAAGAAAATTCTCTTATTCTGTTTTCATCTTCTTCACCAAAAACATTAGCCATATCCATACCCATAGATATAGTATTGTTGTTTCTCCAAGACCTATCTTCATAAAAATAATCTAATAAATCTGCGTGAGACATAACATCAAAACTTGTGTCTTTTTCTCTATAAGAATAATAACTTTTTAAAGTGTTATAAAAATTTTCTGTTTGTATTTCTTCTAATGCTAATGCCGCACTATCTGGTTTTTGTAAATCTGCGGTAGTGGTGTTATCTGTAATTGTTGTACCTAGTGATGTACTAAATGATGCCATTAACTGCCTCTCTTAATAATTAATTGTAGTGCTTGGTCTATTTGTTGTGTGGTAATTGAACCTAATGCTTTGTTTGTTCCTGCTTGTATGGCTTTTGCAATTTGTTCTTTTAAACTATTAAAATCAGAAGTTTCCATTGCTTCAATAACTTCCATTGTAATAGGAACGTCTTTTAATATATCTGCAACTACTGAAGGAATTTTCTCATTAGCAAATGTTTGTCTATCCTCACTTTCAGATTTACCAAAATTTTCATCATTAAGACCAAATCCAAAACCAAAAATGTTACTATCAAACTTGTCTAAAGCCTCTTTTACTTTAGCAGGTATTTCTAATCTTGCGTCATCTAATGCTTTTGCTATAGCTTCGGTAGTTTCAGATACTCCTGCCGCTTCATATTTAGCATCTTTAGCATCTTTTTCTGCCTGTTTAGTTTTAATGTCTTCTTCATATTCAGTCATAGTTTTCATTGTTGGGTCTCCACCAGTACCTTCAACAAATTTCTCAATAACTATGTCACCCATTTTCTTTAAAAATTCTTCACGTTCAAAAGTAGAAGGCTGTTTATTATTATTGTCTTGTGCATATTTAAATTCAAAATCATACAATTCTTTCTTCATGTAATTGTGTGCATTTCTAATAGCTTTGTTTCCATTTTCTTTAAGTATACCGCCTGATGTGTAATTACCTCTAACAGCATTCTCAATATATTTAAGACCTTCTTTGTACGTTGTGTTTGTTGTATGTACTGAACCTTGTTTAGTGCTAGACTTTGACCAACTTTCAAATAACGCCAATGTAGGAGAAAGTAATCTAGGGTCTATGTTCAATTCGTTTATTGCTTTAGAAATTTCTTCTTGGCTAGTAAATTCACCATCATAAATACTAGACACTAATTGATTGTAAACTTCAGGGTCAGTATCAATGTAAGTGTTGTTGTTCATCAATCTATCAAAATTTTCAATATAAGATGGAACACCTATTTCTTCTAATTGGTCTCTAATTTCCATTAATTCAGCATGGTTTTTATCTCTTTTAAAAACTCCATCAGCAGTTGCTTCTTCTACTTGTTCAAAGATAGACGCATTAATGTCTCTTACTAATTGTTTTTCATTTTCATTTTTTTCTGTTCTGTCATTAATAATTAATGCTCTTCTTTTTTTTTCTAATTTATCTTGAATAATTAAAATTTCTTTTGATTTTCTTGACGCTATAGTTCCAATAGCTGAACCATTTTTTGAATAACCTAAATTTGTATTTAACAATACATCTGCTCTGTTTAAATCTGCTTCTGTTTTAGCATTAGCAATGATGTCAACTATACTTCTTCTAATAATAGCTAAAGTTTCTGCATTTGTGTGTAATAGATTTGGTGTATTTGAACCATCACCATTAGGTACTTTTATTTGTAATCCTGTAATAAAATCTGACAATTCATTTTTTATATTTTCTGTAGGAATATCGTCTAACAGCATTGCACCTTTTCTAACTTTTTCTTCTGAATTAAATCTACCTCTAGCTTCCGCATCTTCGATTGCATCTGCATGTCTAAATTTATTAAATTGGGTTGTAAAACCTAATAACGTAGAAGTGTCCATTGCTTTAGTATCAGGCATGTATTTTTTATAGAATAATTCAAGGCTCATGCTTTCATCTGAAATATCATAGCCATCATCTATTTTAGCTTGTTTAATAGTATTTATTACTTCATGTGCTTTAACTCTACCTGCATGATAATTAGTAGTAGCATCAATGTATTTGCCAGTTAACTCTGGGTGTTTTCCTGAAATAATTTCTGCTTGGATAGTTTCAAATGATTTACCTGTTGCATACATCTCATCTATCTTTGCAATAGCTTTATCTTTTTTTCTATCAATTCTTAACTCTTCAGCTTTACCAATTTGATAACCTGCATTTTGTAATGATTTAGCTAGACCATCAACACTGCTACCACTAGATACATACCCTGCATTACCTGCACCATAATATTTATTTGTTCCTTGTCTTTGATATTTAGCCATTCTTTTTTGCCTCTTTTCTATCTAAATCTCGTTGATAACCACCATTAGCCGCAGTAGCTACTTCTAGCATTAATCCAGTTCTTGATGGGTCTGTAGGTGGTTTTAAACTGTTATAAGTTTTTGCTTGATTAGCGAATGCTTCTGATTGTTGGTTTTGAAATAATTGAATGTCTTTATCATAACCTCTAGTTATATCGACCCAATCTTCATCATATAAAGCACCAATAGATTGTACAATTTTTGTATTGTTAGCATTACCTAAATTTTGTTTTTGTGCAATTTCACCATCTCTTTTAGCTTTAGTTTTAATTTCTGCTAATGTTTTTTCCATATCAGCATTTACTTTCTCTTGGTCAATTTTAACCATGTCATGTAAATATGCTTTATCGGCGTTTCTTCGAGTTGTCTCTTGGTCTCTTCTAATAGCTTTATTGTCAGCTTTCTTTTGTCTATGAGCTACAACTGCTCCTGCTACTTGAAGTGCCGCTTGAACATCACACATTAATTATTTACCTCTTTCATCATTAATAAAAATGGCATCTTACCGATACCAAAATCTCCTATTTTTGTTTTGGGTTCAAATCCTAAAAATTGTAACCACTTTAAACTTTTCCAATTTCTTTCATCTACAAAATTGTAGACATACTCATAATCTTTACTCATCTCTGCTACCCATTTAGGACACTCTTTAATAAACTGTTTAATATGTTTAAATAAATCCTCACTAGATAATAACCAAACTACTCCGTAACCTTTTTCTTTTGATGGTACAGAACCAAACATACCAATTACACCTTCTGACTTTGTTCCAATAATAGAATAAATCTTACCTTTTTCTGTAAATGGTATTACTAATGCCTCTAACGGAGTTGCTCCATTGGAAGCCATAATCTCTTGTCTGTCACCTTTTCTAATCTTTGGTGCTAACTCTAACGCATCTTTTAATTCTGCTTTTCTAACGTAGTTTTCTTTCATTAAATCCTTCTTGCTCTATTGTGATAATAACCTTCAACCTCTGCACCTGCGATATACATAGGCAAGTGAGATGACGATTTAATATCTAAAGTAAATTCTGTGTTTTGACATTGTACAGGTACTCTTAATGTGCCTGTTGCTATAGCAGGTTGTCCAATAACTGATGTAGCTGTACCAATTACATACCCATTCATAATAGCTGTAGATGTATCTCTATTAGTAGGAGTAACTTCTACTTGAAAGAACCCACTGTTTTCAAAGTTAAATGATATGTTTCGTATTTGGTATCTACCTGAAGTTACCGCTACTAATCCTCTTCCAGTATTCTCTCTGACATACTGTGTAGACATTGTGTATTTACTTTCGTAGGGAACACCAATGTATAACGCTGTGTGATTACCAACGATTGTATATGTAGAACCTGATGTATTTGTTGCTGTGTAATTATTACCATTAGTTCTATCTACTGCAATCAATCCAGTCTTTGCACCATAAGGTGACGTAAACGTAGTTAAATCTGTTGCCGCATCATACGTTCCTGAAACTGATGTTTTAAGGTCAATGTAAACTCCATGACCTATTGTTGTATCTTTTAAATTTCTTAAATCTATTTTAACTAATTTTGTAGTTGTGCCTTCTGAAACTAATAAATAAATAAAACTTTCTAAAGACATACCACCTAAAATCTTAACACCTGTGAATGTCCATTTAGACCAAGCGTTTTGTACTTTCTCTCCACCATCAAAGAAATACTTATAGATGTACATTGTGTTAGCGTATGTTGTAGACACTGTGCCACTATAAGGAGCTGTTTGACTGTCTCCTGTATCTGAAGTTAAAAATATTAAATTATCTTCAGTTGTATTACTTATGATTTGATAACAGTTAGTAGGTATTAAGTTTCCTACTGATACTGTAATGTCCATACCATCATTTGTAAGTGTATCATCATCAGCAAAGTATTCTCTTATTGCTGTATTGTTTGTTCTTGCTTGTGCAAAGTATGCAAACTTACCTGCTGATACTGGTGTTACTTTATCATCATGTTCAAATGACGATACTTCATTAAGTATAGCTGTTGTAGGTGATATACTTTCACCTGAACTATCTAATTTATATTGTGCTGTATCAGAAAATAATAATAAACTTTCATTAAATCCTACAGAGTTTTTAAGTGTGTTAACCTGTGTACCTGAAGCCGCAATATCAATAGGGTCAGTATCTAATACTTGTGTAGATGTTGTTGAAAAGTAATTAAAGAAAGAAGCATTCTCTGTTAATACTAAATTCTCACCTGATAAAATACCTAATCTATTTTTGTAATATGTAAGGTTATTAATCTTCTTACCAACAAAAGTTGGATTAGGGTTAGTGTCAATATCTCCACATTTTCTATCTGTCCAATCTAATTGTTGAAATGTAAACGTACCATTGTTGTTATTAATCAATGCGTGTGGCATTGTAGAATTATCTACTCCTACAGAAGTTGCAGGTGCTATTGTTTCATTCCATACACCAGACTTACCTGAAAAGTTTACATAGTAATCAGATAGAGTATCTCCTTCTTCTCCAGTAATTTTTATAATGACACCTTCTTTTCCATAAAAAGGTAGTTTACTAAAATCTTGTATTTCATCTCTGATAGAATACATGGCTGTGTTACCAGAACCATCAGATGTAGTTATAGTATAGTTTGCATTACCATCAGTAGGTTTTCCATAGATTACACTGTCGAATGCCTCAAACGTAAAATGAGATGTAAAACCAGAATAGTTTGCTAATCCTTGTGTAGTAGATACTGAAGCATTTGTATCAGTTCTTCTAACATTAAATGAAATACCATCAGCATTGCTGTCCCAGTGTGTACTTGAAGTTCCATACAATAGTATGTCTGTAATTTTATTTGTATCTCTAAATTTACTATCAGTAGACGCATCATTACCTGAAGGCAACTGAAAGACTACTTCTAGTTCTTGTGCCATTGATGGGTGTTTCAATGCTACTTTATATTCTCTACCATAGTTCGTTAGTTTACAAACAATTAAGAACTCTTCTACTTTAGCCGCAGACGTTGTACTGTCAGCCGCTACTGTTGTTGCTGTATTAGCTAAAAATGTGTAGTCTGCAATGTTAACTAACTTAAAGTTTTCTCTAGGGTTTGTTGAAGTTAGATAACTTGAACCACTTGCAACTGTAACTGTTTTTTCATTACCTGCTAAATCAAATACTTTGATACCTCCATTGTATAAAGCTACAATGTATTGATTATCTGCATCTCTTTGTATTTGCCAAAATTTTGTTTTGTTAGAATAAATATTACTACTGTCTACTGTTGCTACAAAATCTAAAGGAGGTCTTTTTGATAGACCATCTACTAAACCATTCTGTAGATTTACTTGGTCTGCTCCCTGATTAATACCTCTTTGTGTTGGTGTCTGTTGGGACATACCATTTAAGAAGTTAGGAATAGATTGTGAAACAACACTTCCCATAATTAGTAATGCCTTCTAGTGGGTCTATGAATTATAGAGAATGTATTACTATCACCATCAAGCATATTTATATCACTCTCTTGGCTATCAGCTTGATGGAATGCCATAAGAGCTTCATTCTCATCTTGACCAATTAATTGTGTAATTTCTTTATCACCAATAAATCTAGCCGCAAATCTTCTTGCCGCTTTTAATGTAATATATTGTCTAGCGTATTCTGGTAAATCTTCAAATTGTTGTACTAAAACTAAATCAACAGATTTAGGTGCAGAGATAAATACGTCTGTATGGTTTTCCATATCGTATAAATATCCACTTCTAATAGTGTAGTTTAAGTGTCTGAATTGAGAGTTAGCGTCAGCCTTTACGCAGTTTGAAGGTAGGGGTACTTTGCTGTCACTGTCTAAAGATAGTGATTTATAATTTGTATGTGTGTTAAAATTCCACCCTTGTGATTGGATAGACATAGATGTTTCATTAAGAATATTTTTTGCTGTACTTACGTCAACTGTAGTAGTGCCTGTAATACTATTTACTGGAGCTTCTCCAATAGTA